ACACCGATGGTTGAACCAAGATTTCCTACTTGGTTATTGCCATAGGCATACACATAATCATTCGGGTTAAACCCAACATTCGTTGCCAACTGCGCCGTGACCAGTTGGTTAGGTGACGCATAACCAGTAGTTGGGGCGATTAAAGAAAGTGCTCGGCTCATGTCTTTACTCCTCGTAACCGTAGACGTTGAAGTTTACGTTGGTCGTACTTGCATAGCCGACCACTAATTTATTGGCGCTTGCCACTATACCGCCTCGCTCCAACACTCCATTCGGTGGGATGATGGCGTCGTACTCTAAATACTCTCCAGCGGCAGGTGTGCTGGTTGCACAAACCCCTAGTCGTACCGTTACTGGCGAACCGTTGGTATTGCAGATAGATACGTTGAACGTCGCCGTTTTTGCAGAAGGCACGGTGTACAGCGTCGTGTTCGTAACGGCACTTGGTGAAGATTGACCTAATGTTCCAGTAGGCATGATTGCTCCTTAAAATTGTCCCATGAAATAAACTTTGGCTGAAGAAACGCTACCACCAGATGGAGTTGATGAAACCCATGTTGTGCCATTTGAAGTGAGTATGTTTCCATTTGCTCCCGGCGCTACAAAATTAACTGCGGAAGTGCCATTGCCTATAATCACATTGTTCGCGGTTAGTGAAGCAACACCAGTACCACCATTTGCTACACCCACAGTGCCAGTTAAACTGATGTTCGGTGTATTCCCGCCAGAAGACGCCAACGGAGATGAAGCGGTAACAGAAGTTACTGTGCCACCAGAACCTGTAGCAGAAATTGTGATTGACCCGCTGCCGTTTGTAATGGTTACGCCGCTACCCGCAGTCAGCGTAGACTTGGTGAGTGTGTTGCCCGTGGAATTACCAATCATCAATTGGCCATCGGTATAGGTCGTTTGACCAGTACCGCCATTTGCTACTGCAAGTGTGCCAGCTAAAGTAATAGTTCCAGAGGTAGTGACAGGACCCCCAGAGGTCGTAAGCCCTGTCGTTCCACCACTAACATCAACTGAGGTAACAGAACCAGATGCCCCTGCTTTCGATGCAATAAGCTGAACAGAGCCGCCGCTGTCTTTGTAATACAGCTTGCCATCATTAATGTTGATAGCCAATTCGCCATTTGCCAGATTACCAGCCGTTGGCGCGGCAGCAGCGGTAGTGCTGTAGTACAGCGAAATTGGTGTGTAGCCTGCCTGTGCCATTAGAAAGTACCTCCAAAGATGCCGCTAGTGGCGGTCACAGTTGTAAATGTTCCTGTAGAAGCTATTGTGCCGCCGATTATCGTTCCGTCAATTGTGCCACCAGTAATTGCCACATTGTTGGCATTTTGGGTAGCCATGCTGCCTAAACCGGTTATATCAGTACTTGGAATAGTCGTCGAGGCGGTCATGGCGCTCGTGCCATTGCCTTTGACATACCCAGTCAGAGTCGTAGCTCCAGTACCGCCATTGGCCACCGGCAATGCCGTTCCAGACAAACTTACCGCTAAGGTGCCGCTAGTCGTAATCGGGCTACCACTTACCGACAAGAACGACGGAACCGTCATGGCCACCGAGGTTACCGTGCCACCTTGCGATGGCGTGGCATCAATCTGAATACCACCGGCAGTATTGGTAATCGTGACGTTCGTTCCCGCCGTCAAAGTGCCAAGGGAAAACCCTGTTCCATTACCAATCGGCAACTGACCATTTGTCGGCGTTGCAGTCAGTCCAGTGCCGCCGTATCCAACCCCTATGGTGCTGCCGTTCCATGTTCCTGCGGTCAGCGTACCCACACCAGTAATACCCGTGTAGGAACCCGTCATACGGCCTGTAGGCAGTGTTCCTGAGGTGATGTTAGATGCGTTAGTCGTATCGGTCGTCGCGGACGCTGCAAGCCCAGAAACCTGCCCAGAACTGATGGCGATTGACGTATTCGATGCAGTAGTTACTTGCCCTTGAGCGTTAATGCCCAAGGTCAGCGTCTGCGATGCCGATCCATACGTTGCCGCAGTGACGCCAGTATTGGCAATATTAAAAGTGTACGTCGGCGACTCGGAAAGCCCAGTGCCCGGCGAGTAAGTGATTGGCGCATTAAACTGCACGAATGTCAGTGCAGTAGTGCCTACAACAATCGGCAATGGTGTCTGTTGTACCCAAGCGGTTGATGCGAGAGTGCCAGAAATCACCAAGAAATAATCACCTTGGTCAATTTTATTTACGCCTGAGCCTGAAGTGTTGTAATCAGTCGCACGAGTCAGTATGAATGGTGTCGAACCATTACCAGTCTGTGTAACTATATACACGCCGTTATATGCAGCATTGCCAGCAGTCTCATTCTTCACGAGTACGCGCTGGCCAGCGGTGGGTGACCCACCGCCTAAAGACAACGCACCGTTAGCATTTGCAGTAATTGTCGCGCCTACGCCGCTTGAACCGTTGTTGTAGGTGTAAGCAGGCAACGCAGCAGTCGAAGCAAAATTAACTGCCTGATGATAATTTAGACCAGCCGCAATGGAATCTGCGTAGTCTTTGTTAACGATGTCCGTTGGATTAGATGGTGTTGTCGATATAGTTCCCGATGTCATCGACACCGAAGTGAACGTACCCGTAGAAGGCGTCAAAGCACCAATGGCCGAGCCATTTATTGAAGAACCTGTTACTGCCACGCCAGCTACAGTCCCTCCAGTAATGGCTGCAGAATTTGCATTTTGAGTTGACAGTGTACCAAGCCCGGATATATCAGTGTTTGGAATCGTAGCACTCGCAGTCATTGCGGAGGTGCCGTTACCTTTTATATACCCAGTAAGACTGTTTACACCAGTACCGCCTGCTGACACATTGAGAGTACCACCTAATACTATCGCACCACCCGTTGGTGATGATGGGGTAAACCCTGTAGACCCCGCACTAAATGTCTGTACCGCTCCTGCGAGTGAGAATTGATTCCAACCACCTAATGCATAACCCTCAAATTGTGCAAGGTCGGTATTGTATCGTATTTGCCCATCACCGCCTGCCCCTCGTTGGGCTGTGGTACCAACTGGAACGGTGACTGCGGATGTACCCGGCAGTATTGGGTTGGTGGCCAAAGCGACCGTGGGATTTCCGGAACCATTTCCGTTAGTAATTGATATTTGGTTAGTGGTGCCGACAATATTTATGCCAGTTACCGTAGTACCGCCAATTACGGCCAAAATACCCGTACCACCTAAGTTGGCCAGCGATCCCACTGCGCCCGACAATGCGAGGGTCGGGTTGCCGCCCGTTCCATCAGCATTTGAAATACTTAGCCCCGCTCCAGATACGGCAATCGATCTGGCTGCAACGGTGCTGCTGCTATTTTTTACTATGATACCGCCTGCCGCATTGTTTAGACTTGCTGCAGTACCGTCGAGGTCTATCCTGTAAAAGGAAAGAGCACCACCACTGGTAAGAGTAAGCCCTGAACCAGCCGAAAGATACTCAGAATTAGGCAGTGAAATTTCCTGATTCTTTGTCAAGAATGTCTGTGTTTGGTTTGGAGACGCAGAAATCGCCCCAGTAGTCGTCTGGACCGTTTGACCATTTTGAACAATAGGTACAAGTTCAGTCCCGGTTATCGCACCGGCGGCTGGTAACTGCGTAATAGTTACTTGTGCGGACATTTAATTACCCGATTCATTAGGTGGACTTGGTGCAATAGTATCTAAATTTCCGCTTTCTTCAGGCACTTGCGTGTTCTGTTCAGTGGAAATATACACAGTACCATATCCGGTGGTGATTAAATAGTCGTCATTGGTCGCAACACTCACATCTGGTCGTGGAAACCGCAGAGCGATCTTTTCAGTCTTTCTAGCTGGTAATCGATAAGGGTCAAACTGGTCTTTGCAGCCCTGATCACACACTCGAAGACCCGGAAAATTAGGGTCTGATTCTAACACCGCCAATGGACGCTTCATCTTGCAACGGTCGCACACTCCGATGGCGATTGTCGAATACCCCGAAGTGTCAATGAATCGTGGCATGACTACCTCGTATATACCGCGATATTTGGAGCAAAGTATATTGGCGATTTGTCCCGTTCTTCTTGTTCAGCTTGGTACAGATATTCGTCAGCTTGACCCTTAAGCATCAATATCCGATCCATAGGGACTTGCGGTAATTCAAGACTCATTTGATGCGCGAGCATTGACTGAATAGCTAAAAACCATCTTTGAGGTATCTCAAGATCACCAGATAGTGCGCCCACATCCTGAATCTGTCTCGAATACCAAGCGACTATCTGCACGAATGCAGTAGAAGGCACCGGCCATAAGTTCAGAGATGGTCGTGGAATGGTTCTTTCAAAATAAAATTGATATGGCTGGTTAGCTATGAAATTCTTGTTAGGTAACGAAGTATAATCATCACGATTCAATCGAGCCATCGGAACTTCACGAGACATATTTCCGACATAGAATTCGCGCACATTTAGCGTGTTCCCGCCAGTCTCGCGCATTCTGTAATAGGTTACCGACGCGCCGGGTTCTATTTCATACCAGAGCCATGTGTTGTTTACCCACGCCGTAACCCCGCAGTCCTCAAGCAAGCTCCATGTGGAACCATCTTCGGACGTTTCCAGAAGTATATGAAAGCTGCCCGATACCCCCGGTAATATTCCGATTGACCCCGAATATATTGGGTTTGTTGCCCCGAAATTTACCGCGATATTTCCGTTGGGTGATGACTGTATACATGCAGTATCAGTGTTACCATCGAAAGCATTCGCAGCCACACCGGAAGACGCCGAATACGCGCCGGTGGGTCGGTTCATGGTGCGGTAAAGGACATTCAGCGCGTCGATCGAGCCTTCGGGAAGGTAATACCTTGCTTGTTCGGGTTTGGTGCCAAATATCTCGGTGCCAATCGCCCAGTATTGGATACCCCGATTAGCGAGGTTTGAAAGCAAGAAGAATAACGATTCTTTTGCCGATAATACTTGCTCTGATGTTAGTTCTTCGGCGAGTTTACCACACCGACGAGCGCCATGGTCGATGAGTGTTTGTACCGATATTTGAGTGGCTCCGACAGTGCCTGAAGTATTCATCAATTACCATCCCGGACAATTCCAACGCTTCATCGACGCTCTTGCACGAGAACCCTCGTCCGACTTTTTGGCCACCGGACCCATACGAGCACAAAACGAATCCCGTCTTGGACCACCCTGAGGCTGCGGAGCTTTAAGATTAGATCCCGTCTCGCGATTATACTTTGCTCTGCCCTTCTCCGTCAACCCCGCGCCGCGCTCGACGGGCATTTTTTCGCCTCTTCCGACCGACAGCGATACATCGCCACCCTTGGCCATCTTCGCGGTCTTCGCGGACTCTTTGAATGCCTTCTCGGTGGGTGCTCCGGCGGTGCCGGGCTTCCGCATTTTCTCGCCCGATCCTTTGGTGATCCGCTCGCGCTTGGCATTGATATTCTCGTATAGCCCACCCGAAGCCATCTTGTCTGGCAGCTTGCTATATGATTTTTTGCCGACATTGCTCGACGTATATTCAGCCGCGACGTCCTGCGAAATGCCAGTGCGCTTAGCCAGCTTCGGATTGTGCTCGACCGCCTTCATCAGGCGAAATTGGGCTTTGGACTTTGCTGGCATTTAGGCCACCTGAATCATCGCTACAATGACTGAAGGGATCGCGGGGAAAGCTGGCGTAACACTAACTGGTAAATGCTCTAATGTTACCGTGGTCGATGTAGGTACCCAGTATATCTCCACGTAATCGTTCGCATTAAGATCGAGCAAGAACGTCAACGCCGCCACACCATAACCGAAAATTGATGCACTTTTTCTAGCAGGTATCGTGTACTGGGTCGCGGAATTGGCAAGGTCTGAGCCGTTGATTCGAAGCCACACCGTCGCATCTTGCTGTGCGTTGTCTGTATTTTTGTACTGCGCACTAAATTGCAGGTTATATTTTCCATCTACGGGGACGGTGACGCGACTACCACTTACCAAAGTGACGCCATCCGACACATCCACTGTGTTGAAGGTCATCGCGACACCAGCGGAGACATTTCCCGTCTGGTCGGTCGAATCACTAAAAGCACCATATGCAGAATTGTATGCGCGTACAAGATTTAAGGTCGTTTTAACGTTCGCACCGCTCTGGACCATCGGAATTAGTTCGGCACCAGTCAGTGTGGTAGCAGACGGCATTGCGGATATCTTCTGATCAGCCATTATGAGGCCTCCAACACTATTTTATCGTTGTTCTCTTGCAGAACATACCCGGGTGACGTTTCATCGAGGATATAAAATGTGGTAGTAGGTAAAGCTCCATATACATCAACCACACCATTATCACCTACATCAAGCCCGAAATCGGTACCACCTATGACATTCTGCGCACCAATCCCTAAGGCAAAACCATCCGAAGTGTTCGCTTGATTAACTACTCCTGAGTATCCGACTTTTCCCATCAGATACCAGCTTGGATGAGATTTAGCGTAGCACTTCCAGATCCGCTATTTACCAGCACTTTAATGCCAGTTACCGGAAACGCGTAGTTACCGTCAGCGTTCGCGACCTCGCCAGCCACCGTTGGGTGCGAATACCATGTGGTGAATCCTACAGCGGGATCATCAAATGTGTGCTGCACAGTGTAATTCACGGTTCCGGTAACGAGAACGCCGAATCCGACGTTGAACGGGCTGATGTTGGTGTTCATCACTATAGCGCTACTGCTGCCAACACCAGTTTTAGATACAGTTTGAACTTTCATTTCAAAGCCCCATAAAGAACGGGAGGCCGAAGCC